GGGGAATTTCAGCTAGTTTGATACGGATCAGTATCACCCTCTCGCTGATATTAATGAGAATCATTCTCAATAACGCGAAAACATTCTTTTTTTCTACCCGCATCCTCTCGCGGTACGGCATATATAGAAGCGTTGGGTAATTCTGTACCCTATTCAGGAAATTAAGGGGGTTTTATGTATCAATATGTACATTTATTCCCTAATTTGTAGGTATATTCCCTAATTAGCCCAAGAATTTACACAAAAAAGCCGGGTACACGCCCGGCTGATTTACCAAATTGTCCTTTGTTAATCTAGATGGCGCCTTTTTGCCTGAATTGAAGAGCGGACATCACGGATTGTTGGTACTTTCCAACGTCTGGCATTGACCTTGCGAGCTCTTGACCGGCGGCTGCACGCATTTTCTGGACAGCGAAGGGAGGTACACCACCTTTCAGCATTTCCGCAGCCCTGTTCTCAATACCTTCGCGGATGTTATTGCGTTTTTCTCGTGATTCCTGGTCCATCTTTAAAATAAAATACCGCTACAGGCGGTTGATACTTATAAGTTTACAGGATACTTACGTTTTTTAATTATCCAAAGTTAGAATGTAACCAATAAAGAATTAAAAATACTTTTAATAGTTATGGCGCTATCTATCGCTGACTTTTATGCGTACAGTAACGCCACTGGGGTGCCAGTCCCAGAAGATGCGGAAGGAAGGGCAAGCATTGCGCAAGATGTTATTGAATTTCGCCGCAATCAACTCAAGTCACAGCAACAACCAAACCAAGAGTCAAACGCACTTGCAAACATTGGCACTGCAGCATTAGGTCTTGGCGCATTAGCGGGATTGGGCTTTGGTGCAAGAGCATTATTGGGTCGCCGCGGCCAGCAGATCCCTAAAACTCCAGCCAGATCCGCAAACGCTGGTGTACGCCAAGCCAATCTTGCAGACATGGAGCAGGCCGTTCGTCGCGTTGCAGAACAACCTGCACCATCTGCCGAACCTCCTATCCCTTCAATTACACGCATGCGTAGCGTGATGCCAACGGAGGAAGAGTCTTTTTCGCAATACAGGCGTCAGCTAGAAGAAAAAATTCCAGAACCAACAGCAGAAGAACTTAACTTCCCTGAAGCTACTTCCAGGCTCTATGGCCGGGGTTATCGCGAAAGCCAAACGGAACCTGGCTATCGCTCAAATGTACTTGCGGCACTCGATAAGAAATATCCACCATCCGCTGAAGTGCAGGCAGCACGCCGCATGGCAGCACAACAAGATTTGCTTCGTGCATCAACTCGTCTGCAACAAGATACAGAATCCCTAACCGACCTACAAAAGATTCAAAACCCAATAAACGCAGATCAGTTTATTAACGCTGTTGAATCTGGTGAAGATCAAATTACCGGACGTGTTGTCAAAAACTTAAATATTTCAGATCCCTGGGGCGAGGCAACAGTTCCTCCCTCTGCTGTAAACGATCAAAGTGCAATTGCTTTATTGCCAGCAGCTGCAGTTAGCCCACGCGAAAAAGCACAACAGTTCCTGCAAACACGTTTTGAAGAACTTGGCGCTTCTATCCCAGGGCGTTATCGCCGGGAACGTGCCATGGGTCAAGATCCTGCGATTGCAGAAGCCATGGAGCTTTACGCATCCACTGGTGATCCCGCAGTTCTTTCTCGTTTGTCTGAAGCACCTTCTTCTCCTTTAACTGTTGTCCCACGCGTTCAAACAGAACTTAAAGATAAAGAACAGATCCCAACAGGCATGTTCTTTAAACCTACAGGGCAAGGTGAGTTTGTTGATGACTTGTTTGAAAAAGATATTGCGTTAACCAATAAAATCTCTAGCCTTGGAACTGCTAAACAAGATATTTTAAATCGCCTGGATGAAATTGACCAGCTAGAACCCCAACTTCGGTTTGCTGCCGCAGATGAAACTGAGCAAGGTGGGTATTACACTCGGATGCTTAATAAGATGATGTTTGAACGTCAGAGTTTAAATCCTGACGCAATTAATGTTGATCTAGGTGATGCTCTTGCAGAGCGTGACTTTGTGCGTTCCCAGATGGAATCTTTGGAATCGCTTGGATCTAAATACAAGATGGTACAACGTCAAGAAGGAGTACGTCCCTTCTTTGAGGTCGATCCCGTCACCAACGAACCAATTGCTGAAACACTTGAGATCCGCAGTGGTCGCCCCTCTGTTCAGTTAGAAGAACAAAAAACTGGTGGCGGCCGTGGCTATGCCATGTATGACCCTGGCTCTCAAACAGGTTCCTCCATTGGTGTTTATGGGGTAGAACCGCGCAACTATCCTATCGCTGATGTAGAGCTACGTCCAACTGCTCTGCAAAGGGAAGAAACAAAAATGACGCTGCGCCAGGGTGATTACCCAGAATTTAAAACTTCAATCACTTCTACTCCCGAGCAAAAACGCCGTTCACTGGAGGTAAGCGAAGCGTTACGTCGAGCTACAATTGAAGGACGCGATCCCCAATCAGTTCTTAAACAGTTTGGTATTGGTATTTGATCATGGCCGAAAAGAAGAAAGATAAAAAGTGGATTCAAGGCATGGACATGAAGGAAGGTGCCTTCACAGCCAAAGCCAAATCCCGTGGTATCAGTTCAGCTCAGCTTCAGGAAAACGTGCTATCAAATCCAAATAAGTACGATGAAAAAACAGTGAAGCAAGCAAACTTACGCAGAACCTTGGTAGGCTTAAACAAGAAGAAAAAAGGTAAATGAAATTAGATAGACCAAAAACCACACCAGAAAAATACATTGGTTTTGGCGGTAACAAAAATAAACAACTATCGTTTAACGATCAGTATTCAGTACCTGCAAACAGTCAAGAAAGCCCTTGGGTCACATCGCGTTTTGGTCCACAAGATCTAACAAAACGTGTTGCCAATAGACGTTTAAATTTCAATGATCTCAACTTCTTGCCAGAAGGAGAAGAAGTTAGAGAGTATGAGATGTTCCCTGGCAGGGGCCGGTTCTCTCCTTCTGAAGAATACGACTATGAAATTGGCCGTCCAGCTACAACAAATTATCCTGAACAACAACCAGACTTTGATCCCATTTGGAATGAAGCCTACTTATCAAGCCCGGTTATTCCTCCGGTAGATAAAGCAAAGAACCCATTCCCAAGGCGTGGAAACATTGATCCAAATGGTTATCTACAAGAAATGTTGCAGACTGGCTTGACGCCATCAATTACTCCCTTCCCAGATCTGATCAACGAGAATCCTCAGTCTTCAATGTCCTTCTAAATTAATCAAATTAAAATAAAACAATACAGGCAAAAGATATGAAGGCGTTCACTCGTTTACTGGACTACGCATCCAAGAATAAAGATCTTGTTCGTAACGTAGGAACAGGTAGCGCCTTATCCGCAGGCTTTGGTTTGATTGGTGGTGGTCCAGCTGCTGCACTCGCTTATGGTGCAGGTGACCTTGCCATGGCATTACCACTGACTGCAGTGGCACGCAAGATACGACCGCCGAAGACACGACGCGTCGAGACATCCCCTGGAAAGTTTGAAGAAGAGTTTATTCCTTCTCGTCTTGAGAGTGCAGCCAATCTAGGTGGATCAATTGCTTCTCCTTTTGTAACAGAAGCAGTTCTTGGTGGCGTAATGCAACCTCAACAGGTTGTACCAACGCAAGTATCACAAGAGCAGCAGCTGATGCAGCAGATGATGCAACGGCAAGACGTTAATAACTTACAGGTACCCCAATCAGTAGCACCTGGCACTCAATTCCAAGCTCAAGGTATTGAGCAAACATTCTTGAATGACTATCGCGATCAAGTCACCAAGATGCTGCCGAACCTCCCTCCTGGTTACATTGAAGAACTAATTGCAACTGGAGGGATGATCTGATGAATCCTTTTGAAGCGGCAAAAAAATTTGCAAAAGAATTTACGGCTGGTCTTAGATCAGCTGATGTTGTTCAAGGTGGATCTGATTACTATGGGCAAAGTATCTTAGATCCTCGTTTTAAAAAAGAAGTTAAAGAACAGGGCGTCAGTCTTCGTGAGACGCCAGCAAAGGCTGCAGGTGCTTTGACATCACGTGCAATTGTTGATGTTGCAAACGATGGCACTAGAGCATATTGGTGGCGCTGGAACAATCCATTTGCCATTGGCCAAGCCCTCGCAAAAAGTGGTGTAACCGATATTCAAAGTCCAACAGGAAAAGCTGCAGCACTACTGGCAATCTCTGTGCCAGCCACAGCAGCTGCTGGTACTTACGACATTACAAACCCCGAAGAGCAATTTCGTCCTGAAGGTTACGCGCAGACCTATTCACCTAAAGGCGCAGAGGATCGCCGTCAAACTGCTCAACCAACTCAAGAATTATTTGAACGTTTCTTCCTCGGCCGCACTGGCGACCCCTTGAAGTACGAGACTGCAAAGCAGGAAATTCCCAGCCTGACGCCAGAGCGTTACGGCAATTATCTTAATTACCTTTATCAAGACAAAGGTTTACTTGGTCTTGGTGTTGTCAAGGCAACTGGTGAGAATTTACAAGGATATCCAGAAGCGCGTGTTCTTGGCTTCCCTGTAACCCTACCAATGGCAGGAGGTTTCGTTGCTGGTGCAGCAGGAGCCAAGCTGGCGTCCTCTACAGGTGCGACACCAAGGCAACGTGCTGTACGTGGAATTATTGGTGGTGGTGTTGGTTCATTACTTGGTGTTGCAGCAGGTAATGTTTCAAATGAATTGATTGCATCGGCAAACAGAAACACCTTACCGACTACTGCAGAATATGGTGTAACTACTGGTAAAATTTAAAATATAAGAAATAATCAAATAGATGGCTCGCTATTTTACAGATCCATCCACTGGCAGAACTTACATGGGGGATCCAACCTCCGGTGAAGTAATCGAGGTAGGCGCCGGTGGTATGGGCGGTGGTGCTGAAACCCAAAGTCGTCGTGCACGCGCTCAGCAATTCCTGCAAGACGCTGCAGAACGCACACAAGCTGGTCTTGGCACTGGTCTTCAAGCGGTTCAAGAAAGGGCAAAAGGGGCAGGTCAATTTGTCCGTAATAAACCAATTCAATCTGGTTTACGCGGTGGTTTAGCTGGTGGCGCCCTGATGGCCATTCCTTCCCTGATGGAAGGCCGTCCCGCTGAAGCAGTTGGTGGACTTCTTGGATCTGCTGGTGGCGCCGCTGCAGGTGCTGCTATCGGCTCTGCAATTCTTCCTGGTGTCGGCACCGTACTTGGCGGTCTTGCTGGTTCTGTTCTTGGTGGAAGCCTGGGTGGTGGCGCAGCAGAAGCAGCAGTTTCTGCGTACACAGGTAAACCCCCTACTGGTAAAGCAGGCACCGAGATTTCGCAACCTCCTCGCTCCATTGAGACCCCCCTGGGCCGCATCAACTTGAATGAAGCTGCAGCCCAGCAGGATGCGATGGACCGCAATCAAAAGCGGCAGGTTGAGTATTACGGCACCATGATGGGGATGACCACTTCCAACCTCAAGGACTTAACTCAGTTCCAGAACGAGCAAGAAATTAATATGCAAAAAGCAATGCTTCCGATTACCACGAAGCTTGCAAACGATCAATTAACTCGTTCACAAGCATTGATCAACACTCAGAACAATGCTTACATCCAACAGATGATGGTCGGTTCTCAAGCCAACCTTGCTCTTGGTGCACAACGTGAGCGTGGTGCGACGATGCGTCAGGTACTTGCAACCAACCCTTACACGGTTGCTCTTAGTGCACCCAACATTTCTATTGGTTGAGGAATAAGTCATGGCTGATCCTTCTATCTTTGGTAACTACTTTTCTTCTGTTACTGGCATGGGTGATCCCATGACCAAAACAAGCGTTAACTTTGATCCTCTGGAGCAAGAGCTTTTAAAGAAAGCAGATCCCACTGTTGCTTTAGCCCTTGCTTTTAATCGCAAACGAGAGGATGCATATAACGATCCAGATCGTTTGCGCGAACAGATGCAAGTCTATAAAGAGTTTCGTGCAGAAGAATCTGCAAACGCAGCAAAACTTCAAGCCGAGCGTGATAAGCGCAATTTTCAATATCAGTTAGCCGCAAGTATTCCAAAAACAATTAATGAAATTGGCGCCAACTTGGCACAGAGTGCTTACAACCCTTTACGGCTTCAAATCCTTGCTGATACACCTGGAAAAATGATCCAGGCTTATGGATCATTGCCGCGGATTAACATTCCTGGCTTCAGGTAATTTAGGAATATAATTGAGCTATGGCGTTTCCATCCGCACCTTCTTTTTTCTCTTCTCCTAGTTTTGGAGTAGATACTTCTGGTGCTTTTAGCAGTACTGCAAAATCTCTATCTTCTTCGCCATTTAGTTCTTCATCTAAACCTACAGGTACCAGTATGGCGGCAATCGATCCATTTTCAGCTGTACTAGGCATTGGCAGCATCGCTACTTCTATTGGTGGTTTGTTTGGTCAGCAAAGTGCTGCCGAGAAACAAGCAGAGGCAGTAGAAGATGCTGCAGAAGCTCAAGCAAAAGCTGTCAAACAGGCAAGTAAAACAGGTGCTGAATTACAGCTTGCTGAGTTTGGTCTTAACTTTCTTAAAGATCGTTACGAAGGTGGCGCTGGTGGTGCCCTAGATCGTGTTAATGCCGCACGTGATTTAGTCCAACGTGCAAATATCGAAGCTAATAATCCTTCTTATATGGCCCTTCGTTCGGTCGCTCGCTACGAAGACCGCCTTAGAAATGCGATGCCTGGCTATACTCCACCGTCTGCTCTGTTTAGTTGACGTAAAATAAAACAAAAGTAACTGTTGTCATGGAAGGAAAAGGTTTTTTTGATTATCTAAATGCCAAACAGGCAGCTGAAAACTTTCAGAACCAACAAGGCACTGGTGGCCCCACAGGAGATACTCGGTTTTCAAACCTTCCTGGCGTACGTTCTGTGATGGATGAAAATAAAAAAGGTGGTTTTTCTCGTCGTCTAAAGAAGATTAGCGATCTTGGCATTAAAGGTATCCAAAAATCTGATGCGCAGATTACTGAGAACGCAGCAGATTATGCACGTTTTCTTGCAGGTCAAGTTGGTCGTGGCCAACGCAGCCCCTTAGAAGCTTCTGATATCTATGCAGACTTTGGTATTGCTTACGGCATTCCTGATGCTTTTAAGACTGCAGAACAGCTCGCAGGTCTTTCAACCGGCTTAGCACCAGAAGGTACGGTAGAACGTTTCCGTCCTTTTCAGACTTTTGCCGCTAAACAACTTGGTGTTGATTTAACAGAACAAGATATTAAAGAGACCGAGGAAGCTGCACGGGCCCTTGGTAAAACCAGTCCTGAACTTTTCTCGCAGTTTTTGGAAGCAAAGCTTACAACTTCTCCTGATTTCATTCGTAAGAACCCGCTTGCTTTCTCTGCCAATCTTCCGTTTGGCGGTCAATATGGCGTTGGTTATCAGACGGCTGATGGCAGCTTTACTGGCACCTATCGCTTCAAGCCGCCCAGCACTGTTGATTACAGTTGATTGCTAATCTTATACTAATTAAAAAGAGAGCAAGTAACAATGGCTGATGACGCACTTAGAGGTTTAATTGAAAGCCAACGCCTGAGAGGCGTACAACTTGCTGGCAAACAGAAAAAACAACTAACAAAAGCAATTCAACAATCCGGACCAAAAGCAGGTGGCAAGAAGATCACAGCTTCCGAAATTGCAAAAGCAAAAAACAAGGCACCACAAGCTGCACGAGAAGACTATCTTGCTACTGTTGCAAGGACGTTTAGACCGAATCAATTAGCTGGAAACGTAAAGAAAAAACTGACAAAGCAGGGCTTCCAGCAAAATGAAGCAGGTTACTTCACCAAGGCTGGCCCTGTAACTCAGAGTGTTCTTGATAAAGTACGTGGTCAAGGCTTTGATGAACGTGATATCCGCAATACTCTTGCAAAAGATTTTGCCGCCAATCAATTAGATGAGCAAGTATCAAAGTTCCTTACAGAAGGTGGCGGTTTTAGAATAAATCCAACTACGGGTCGATTTGAATCCCAAGGTCTAAACCTTGGCCCTAACGATATCCCAGGCATTGGTGGATTAGGTGATAACAAAGGTCCGTTTGCTGGCATTGACCCTGACGCAGCACCTGGCGCAACTCCTGCTGAGTTTGAGTTTGCTGCTCGAATTGATCCATTCAAGATTGAAGCTAAGTCAAGAGAGCGCCTTGGTCTTCTGCAAGCAGGACTTGGTGGGTACTTAGGCCGTCTTCAGGCTGGTTCTGCAGAACGAATTAACCGCGCCTCGAACCAGGCTCAGCGAGATATCTCTCGTCTCCAGGAAGCTTCTCAGTTAACTGGACAGAAGTTGACTGCAGGCACTGAGTTTGATATTGCACGACTCAGCCGTATTGCTGGTCTGCAGCAGGCCAAGACTCAGCAGGCTACCAGTCTGTACAACTTGATCCCGTCCGCCTTCACTGGGTCGACAATCGGTTAATTTGTCACTGTTATAATTAGTTTTATTGAAGACTATGAGCTTTGATTCTCAGCCAGTAAAACCAGAGAACCTTTCTGGTGAAGCCTTTGATATTCAAGGTTTCAAAAACTTATTGACTGATTTAAAAGAGTCAAAAAAACAACAAGAGAACAAAGCAAAACCTACATACGAAACTCAGGAGTAGATATGGCTAAGAAAGGTGGCGGTGGCGGCGGTGGCGGCGGTCAACAATCTAGGCCAGCGCCTGCCCCTGCTCCCAGGCCAGCGCCTCAGCCTACTCCTTTTATCCCTGCTCCACAGCCAGCACCTCGGCCTGCTCCGGCGCCTAGTCCGCTGCAACTTCTTCAGTCTGCCGCAAGGCCTGCTCCACAGCCTGCGCCGCAGCCTGCACCCATACCTGTCTTTAGGCCCGCACCTCAGCCCACACCTCAGCCTGCACCTCAACCTGTTTTCCGTCCTGCACCTCAACCTGCACCTCAGCCTGCACCTCAGCCTGTTTTTCGCCCTGCACCTCAGCCTGCGCCTACCCCGACGCCCCGGCCCGCACCTACTCCCACGCAGACCCCTGACCAGCGAGCACTGTCCAGTGTTCAAGGCGCCATGCAGCGCGCTGGTGTTGGCCTTGACGACCCGTTTATCAGGGTCGTCTACAACATCAACAAGTCGATGGCCGAGCGTGACGATCGGCTGGCTCAGGCCAACTACAATGATAGCGGCCTCACTCGCAACGACCTAGGTCTTCCGCCTCCTCCTGGCTACACCTCAAACGGAAGGGGCAGCATCAACGATCCCAACGGCACTGGCGCTGCTGGCGGCGGCAATCAATTCCCTGCACTTCAGTCTGCACCTCAGTCTTTTTCCCGCCCTGCACTTCAGTCTGCACCTAAGCAACAGGCTACTCAAGCAGTATCAGCACCTGTAGGCGCAGTTGCTAATCAACAGCAAAGGGTCGCAGCTGCTAATGCTGCACAACAAAATAAAAATAAACAACAAAATAAAAAAGATAATAAACAAACAACTCTTCTTCCCGGAGTTGCACAGCGCCCTGGGCAAAGTACTGCGTCCCAACCTGCTTCAGGTGGTAATCAAAATAAACCCGGTGGCGGTGGCGGTAATATTTCTAAAATTAAAGACAAATTAAAAGAAATTATTAAGAGCTCTCAAGAAGGCTCAATTGCCAATCCTGACAATTTTAAAAAATTACTTGGAAAATTAAAAGATACTGGTAATAAAAAAGCAGTAGATAAAATTCGTGATCTAAAGAAAGAAACTCTTTCTGGGCGGATAATTCCTGCAACACCAACTCCTGGAACTACTAATACACCAACACCGACACCAACGCCTACACGGCCACAAACACCATCTTCCGGAGCTGGGACATCTTCTTCTCCGTCAACAGCTGGAGGGCCTACTGGAGCAGCTGGTGAGCAGGCTGGCGCAGCTGGTGGCGGTTTTGATTTTGAAGCACAGGCAGAAGAACTGCTCTCTGGATTTGACGAAAAGTTTGAAACGGATTTTGGAAGGGGAGAACAGGTTTTTACTGAAGACCGCTCCACCGCCGCCGGGAACTTTGAATCTGATATTCAGAAATTCCTGGATGAGTTTAGAAGCGATCAAACAGGACGCCAAAGGGCCCTGGAAGATACACTTACTGATCTTGCCGCCCAGGGTGCAGAATTTGATCCAGAACGTTTCCGTACAACTCTGCTTGAGTTAGAATCTTCTCGGCGCCGTCAAAAGGATTGGAATGAACGTTCAGCAAGACAAGCGTATAAGTATTAAAGAAGAAAGCGCCATTGACACTGGCGCTTTTGAAGATTGGTTTATTGAACAGTCGGAAGATGTTCAAGAATCTTTTCATGCGTTTTCTTCTGACAATTATTCATTCATTGAATGCTTTCTCTATGCCAGGTTTCTTGGTTATGTAGGAAATATCCTTGCCTGTGAAGCATGGGTCAAGAAGCGCTATCCCAAGCCAGATCACAGGAAAACTCTTCTTATTGAAATTGAAGAGATGCGGGAGGACATTCGCAAGCTGCGTGAAGACATTGAAAATTGTGTTGTTAAACGCGATGCAGGTGTTGCACGTATTGCGTCAATGCAAAAAGAACTACGTGGCACAATTCATCAAGTCGAACAATATACTTCCGCCAAAGATCGCAAGGGTCTACTAATGGCTGGAGCTGATCGAGCCATTCGTGAACTCATGTTTATTTTTAAAGATGACCCAATCGAAAATCCATTACATGAAGCAAGCATGAGTGTGTGGGCACGCATGCAACTAGAAGAATAATCAAAGCTTAAAATAAACTATATAAATAAGATTGATTATGGCTAAAGGTAAAATGCCTCCGCAGCTTCTTGAGTACCTCAAGAAAAAAGAAGCAAAAAAAGAAGATGGCACTGAGATGGATGATAAAGAAAAACGTAAAGCTGCTTTAGATAAAGCACGTAAATACCAGAACAAAAAACGTAAAGGCAAAAAAGAATAAGTTAGTATTCATTAGATACCTGAATACTTCTCGTGCCTTCTTATCTTCATCTTGCTTATCGTAGGAATGCGCGCGCTGCGTCGAAGAATTACAAAATTAAGCCAGACAAGAATCTTGATGATCTAAAGAAGGCAAGGGAAGATTTTGGTTTCTTTTGTGAATATGTAGCAGATAAACCGCCTGCCCAGCACCACAAAGATTGGCATCGTCACTTCGTAACAGAAGAGGACAGCAACTGCTTATTACGCATTGCTGGACCGAATGTAGACCTGCTTGCCCCTCGTGGATCTGCAAAGAGTACTGTCCTAGGCCTACTAACGGCCTGGGCAATTGGCATTCATACTCAAGCCAAGCGTCCACTACAGATCCTTTATCTTTCCTATACGGTTGATATCGCTCGTTCCAAGTCTGCGACAATTAAACGCATCATTGAAAGTAAAAGATATCAAGAAGTTTTCCCAGAGGTACGTCTTCTTAAAAACGTCACCAGCAATGAATACTGGTCAATTGACCATAAATTTGCTGGCATTGACGTAACTGGTGACGAGCAATTCACACTCTGCGCTGCAGGCCTTAAAGGTTCGGTGACCTCCAAGCGTTCTCATCTTGTGATGATCGATGACGCTATCAAGTCTGCTGCTGATATCGCAAACCCTGATATCAGGAAAATGATGCAGGAGAACTGGAATGCTGTGATCGCTCCCACCATGTTTGAGGGAGGTCGCGCCATCTGTCTTGGTACACGCTTCCGACATGACGATATTCATGCCACAACCTTTAACGAGCAAAACAATTGGACCCAGATTGTTCTTTCAGCAATTTATAACGATCTAAAAACAGGTGATGAATTGTCGTACTGGCCAGAGATGTGGTCATTGGATTATTTAAAAGAAAAGAAAAGGCAGGCACCAATTGCTTTTTCTTTTCAGTACATGAATCAAATCATCAGGCAAAACGAGCTTTCGCTTGCGCCTGAGCTGATTGTTAAAGCAGAGATCTCAACCGAGTTCGATACCCTAGGGGTTGGAGTTGACTTATCTGCTGGCACCAAAGAAAAGAATGATTACACAGTAATGGTTCTTGGTGGAAGGATTGGAGATCGTATTCACATCATTGATTACCGACGTTTGCGCGTCATGGGGAACCTTGAAAAACTTGACGCCCTTAAAGAACTTCTAAATGACTGGTCGATTCTTGGCAGGGATGCAAACGATAATTACTTCCCAACTTATTCAACGTGTGATATTTGGTCAGAAGCTGTGCAGTACCAGGCTTCTTTGGAGGCTGACTTCAAACGAGTTTGCTTGAACCAAGAAAGCCTATACAACTTGATTTGGCATCCGGTTAAAGGTTTCCGCGCAGACAAGCTTGCTCGCTTCCGTGGAATTATGGGCATGTTTGAGGATCGCAAAATTATCTTCAATCGCTATCGCAACTTCACAAATATGTTTGAAGAGCTCACAAACTTTGGCGTCAGCAGTCACGACGATTGCGTCGACGCTCTCGTTTGGCTTGTCACTGGATTAGCAAGGAAAGGTCAGCTTCAAGTTGATTACTGAACTTAGAATAGTAAAAAAATAAATTTTTAGCTGTGGGTCCGGAATACATCGCCATCGGCTTGACTGCCGTTGTATCAGCCCTTACTGGAGGCAGCTGGGTCGCAGGCAAAATACTAGGCCGCCAAAACGACCAAATTCAACAGGCCTTTAATTATATTGGATCTCAGAAAAGAAGGATAGATGTTTTGGAAGACGATTTAAAACGAATGCCTCTCGAATATGTACTTAAAGTTGATTTTTTAAGAGAGATCCAGCAGATGCATGATAACTTTAATCAGATCAATGCAAAGCTTGATAAGCTAGTTGAGAAACTGCTTGAAGCAAAATGACTTACATCCTTGAGGTTCAGGAGGATGATAACGGAGATCCATACATCACTCTTCCCGAAGAAATAATGGAAGAGCTTTGCTGGCAAGAAGGCGACATCCTCAATTGGGATGTTCGAGGTGAAGGCATTATTTTATCGAAGGTGCACGATGCATCTGGCTATGAAGTTATAGAAGAGTAGAATATAAACACTAAAAGAGCTGGTAATGTATTACGCAGGGGAATCTAACGTACCTGGCGCTCCAGGTAATTTATTTGCAGGTGGCAATTTCATGGGTGGCCAAGGGAGCATGATCAATCCCGAGGCATTCAAGAAAGATGCTCGTCAGCAGAAAATTTATAACAAGGGGATGGGTACTGATAATCCCAACGAACGCGAGATTTTCCTAAAGCGCAGCGGCCCTCAACTGCCACTTGCCATGGGGCTAGATGCAAGCCCAATCATTGCGCAGTATTATCCAGGAACTCAAGCAGTTGGTAATATGGGCGGAATCGCAGGGCAACCTTATCCCTTCGGATTTGATGGCAAATATGTTTCTTGAGTTTATAAAATTTAATTAAATTAATTTCATAATCTTAGAATACAGAAAAACATTAAGGCTATGGGTTCCTACAATATGCAACAAGGTGGCATGGGAATGCAACCTCAAATGGGCATGGGAATGCCAGCCAATGCTGTTGGCAATGTTGGCGGCATGATCACGCAACAAGGCTATGGTTATCAAAACAACCCTGCTTTGATGCGTAGTTATGCATTAAACATGAACTACCAAGCAATGCAAGGCATGCCTGGTCAGATGCGTTTTATCCCCGGGATGTACGGGACTCAAATGAGCCTCGCCCAGGGAATGTATGGTGATCTGATGGGCCTTCCAATGGCAGGGTCCGAGGGAAGCATGCCTGGCCAAATGCGCTTCATCCCTGGGATGTATGGCACCCAGATGAGCCTTACACAGGGAATGTATGGAGATATGATGAGTCTTCCGATGGCCCCATCCAAAGGTGGTGGCAAGCGTCGTCGTTAATGAAAAAGAAAAAATTAGCCAAAAAAGCATTGGAGCACCCTGAGCTCTTTACTCCGGGTGAACTTGCTTATTTTGATCGTTGGCTTTGGCAGCATAAACAACGCAAGAAAGCTGCTAAGATTGAGTTAAGTAAAAAGGAAGATAGTTAATGTCCGTCGACGCAAAGGCCAGACTGCGGGAAATCGTTGAGTCTTATCTCGAAAAAGACTCAGGGGTTGTTGTAGATACTGGCGTTGTTGCGTCGCACTTAGCGCAAATGAAACTCTTTGGCATTCGCCAAGGGGTTGAGTTCTTCCCAGGCCAAGACAATTTTGGTGCACAACGCAAAGACTTTATCGACCGCGTTGTTAAGTACAACCAAATGGATATCCGCTTGGATTCCATTTGGGATTATTTTTTGTGCGACGGTAAAGGCATATTTTACATTCGTCCTACCAAACAAAATTACCGCGTTTACTATTTCCGCGAACACGAGTATCGCAGTTATTACAACGTAGACGGTGAACTTGAAGAGGTGGTGATCATCTACAGCTATAAGGTCAAGAAGGCCGGAAGCTCTTACGATGGCATCAATATCACGAATATGAGCGGCACTTCAATTACGGGAGAGCCTGGCTCCAAACGTTATATTCGTCTGTCAATCAAAGCAAATGAAATCGAAGAAACTCATTCCGATGCCGAGATGAGTTTTGATATGCCATCTGGCATGTCTCCCGGTAGAGTAAAAAATTTCAAAAACTCACTAGGTTTTATTCCCTGCGTAGAAATCTTTAATAATCCCAAGGGCTTTGCAAAAGAAGGCGTCGGTGAATTCGATGCCATGGCGAATCACATTGTTACGCACGATGAATTGGTGCGTACGATGCGCAAGAACGTTCAGTTCTTTGGTAATCCAACACTTCTTTCATCTCGTCCCAAGACAGACTTGATGGAAGCTGGCAGCGAGTCTGTTGTCCAGCGTCCTTCCATTGCAGCGAACTCAGGTTTTGCTGGTGCAAATCCCTTAAGCCGCTCTGCATTCAAGGCAGATCCTGTATCTCGTGGTGTTGACGGCCAGATCCGTGTACCACGCGTCATTGCAAACCTGGAGCCAAACGACCGGGTTGGTTACATTGTTCCAGATGCCATTACCGGTGACCAAAATAATTTTGCTCGTCAATACAGAGAGGAGATTCGAACTGCTCTTGGCGGCGTCGATGAACTGTCGATTTCTGCTGGCGTAACCGCAACAGAGTATAAGTCTTTATTTGGTCGTGTTTCTGCAACATCCAAGAAAAAAGCAAATGCAATTTATACATATGGCATTTGCCGTTGCCTTGAATTAATCATTTATCAAGAAGAGCAGCTCTTCCGTATGTCATTGGCAGCAGCACTTGGTATTGAACGACCCGTCGATATTGCACCAAATGCAACGGAAGAAGAAAGAGTTGCTTATAACGAAGCTGTTGCTCAATTTGAAAAGCAAGTAGAAGAAGGAATTAATCTATGTATTCAAGAACAAGTTGTTCCTCCGGGTGTAACGGGTCTCATTCCTGATGGTGATCTGACTATGCTTTGGAGGTGGACAGGACCTGTCTATGAAGATTCGACGCAAGACGTACTTAACAACTCGATTGTGGTACGAAACCTGCAAGAATTAGGTGTTGATAGCATTGAAGCACTGAAATACCTCTTTCCGTCTAAGACGGATGAGGAACGGGCCGAGATGTTATCTGGGTTCCCGTTCAGGATGGTGAGTGAACTACAGGGCGCCTTTGCTCAATTCTCTCGCCTGGTGGGTGGCCTGATGCAGACCCCTCACCCGCAGTCACCGAACCTTCCGATGGCTGCCGATCCCAGGTTGGATTTAACTCCATATCTGTATCGAACATTAGAGGCTT